TCCAGCTTCTCGCGAACTTCATCGATCAAAAGCAAACCGCTGGAATACAGTTCGATGAGTTCCTTAACGTAAGCATCGCGATCCAATGGCATCGGATCACCAAAAGTAGACGTGAATTCCGTTGCCTCAGAATCGATTCCCTCAAAGGCAGGCAACCAACCGTGGATCAAATCGTATCCGATCTGGTCCCACTTCCCGCCGATGGCTAGTTGCTTGTCGGCGTTCTCTGCAATGATCGGACCCATTTTCAGGGCCAAAGCAATGCCAGACTGTGCAACGCTGACATCTACTGTGCCAGTTGCCATTTCGGGGATACCAGAACCTTGCAACGACCATGCATCAAGGAACTCTAGATGGTCTTGAAACGGCGTAATACTGGAAACGCCTGTGACCCTTTTGAATTCGTCACCCTGTGAAAGCTCCACGACATCGCCCGGTCCTAGCTTGTAGGTCTTTGGTGCGCCGGTCGCGTTGTCCTTCGGTGGTCCCGCCGTGGAGGTGTAAACGCCAAGTCCCTGTAGTACCAACGTCAAATCTTCATATGTCACAGACTGATTCATTGCGTTGATGATGTACTCGATACCTGCTACTTGGCTCAAACCCCAAGTGCTGCCGTCAGGTTCGTTGTTTGGTAAGTGGTAGACCGGAAGCGCTGTAATCGCTTTGGGCAGATATCTTTTCTCCCAAATAATCGACACGGGCTTTAGCTTGTCCGGTGTGAGGTTGCGGTCGTCCCAACCACCAATCTCGAAAGTGCCTGCCCACGAAGAGATTTGGCCGTTAGGCTCTTTCATATACGTTTGCCGACGTGCTACCAGCTTCTTTGTGTTCGGGTCGTTCTCTCGTGGGTCTTTCACCAAATCGACTAGATGGCAACCGATTACGCGATTGGTGTTGTTCGGGTCTTCAATCGGGAAGTAGCTCGATGGATGGATCGAATTAATCGAAATCCGTTCTCCCGAGCGCTTATTCGGGTCAGCCGTGATATGCCACATTTGGTCACCACGGGTCAGCAAGCTCTTCTTACCCTTGATGAATCGCTTTGAGATTTCCTCACGCTTCCAAATCTTACGCAGCAAAACCTCTGCCTCAGAAGCGTTTCCACCTTTGAGTTGAAAGTCGAAATCTATAGCCAAGAATCGCGCCGTGGCATCAACGATCTTTTTCGTTGAGGGCAAATAGATTTCGATATCCGATGATTCACTCATCGTAACCCTAAACGTCTCAGGACGATTCGCGTAAAAGTCTTCGTAGAGGTTGTAGACGCTCAAGCGCATGGAATCCATTGGGTCAATGATATTGCCCAATTGATCTGTGCCGCCGAGGAAATCCTTCGCGCTGTCGTATTGCTTTGGAAGGTAACCCATTTCAACTCCTAGTCATAGTCGCCGCCGAGGAACGCGCCAAGTGTATCGTTGACCTTTGGGAACTCTTGACGCTTCTTCTCGTGTGCAGCAGGCCGCAGAAACTCTTCGCTCTTTTGGTAAACCTTTGTCGCCGTTGGCTTTTGGTCGCCTCGCTTGAACGTCGCACGATGGATACGTGCGCCAGTGTGCGGCTTGCCAAACTGCCCGTAATAGCCAGCAAAGAAGCGCCCCAACGCTTCTGGTCCGTGATCGTCTTTCTTCATTGGCTTTTCGTGTCTGTCCGTTGAGGTTTCGGTATCGACTTTCTTTTCGGGATACCGATAGTTCAACATGTCTTCAATGGTCCGCTTACACTTGCGGTCAAACATCAATTTTGGCCTGTACGAACCGATTTCGAGGTCGGTCTTAAAGTACGGGTCTTCTGTCACCACTCGCGGCTCGCGTAATGCCTTGCGAATGTGGTTAATTCGACTGTTGAGTTCCCCGCCGGTGCCACCCTTGGCCTGAATGTTGAGCTTCTTTTCTAGAATCTTCGTATCGCCGGGCGATGCCGGGTCAGGGTAGAAAAAGTGGAGATTGGCTGGATTTAGACCACGTTCTCTAATTTCCCACGCGAAATCCTCTGGGTCCAAGGCACTTTCGTAAATCTCATCCAAAACGTTGATTTCGCCCCACGGTCCCACTTGCAGCAAGAGCCATACGCTAGGGTTGTTATACCCATAGTCAACCGCTGCGTAGGTTTCCCATCGTGGATTGAAAGTTAGGTCTGTGACGTGTGTTTCCTCGTCGAACTCTTTGAATACTCTACCGACGAACTCTGTGAAGTCTGCCGCAATCTCTTGCAGGAACGCTTCTGGCGTCAATTCGTTTATGCTGTCAAGGATTTCGGTGTCTATCTGAAAGTTGTTGTCTTGAGCCAACTTATAGACCGAAGCGTTTGTACGCCTTGATAGTTCAATGAGTCGCATAACGTGGTCTTCGCGTGTGCGCTCACCATCGGGAATTATCAACTCTCCGTTGGTAATTCCTCGTGCCGAAGCTCTACGCCCAGTTTCGGTATAGACAAAATCGTTGATCCACGCGGGCATTCGCCAACTAGCCCAATTGTGGTTGTTTGGGTCTTGTCCTTGCTTCCACAGCTCGTAGAACCAATTTTTGCCCTCTGGCGTAGAGCTATGGAAAGACCAACCGCCGAAGTCTGACAGCGTAGGACGAATGTACTTGGGCCAAATATGGCTCTTGAGCTTTGCAGCCTCAGAGAGAATGCAGCCCGAAAGACCTTCGCCAACAAGTCTTTCGGGGTTCTGTGCGGACTTGGCAATAATCTGCATCGCGCCGCCCCACAGAGTTATCTGCATGTCTCCTGTCTCTGGACTGTTGTACGAACCCGGTTTGTCCATCGGAATTTCCAACTTGCGCAAGTAATTCCAGATAACACGGAACTCTTTCTCAGAGTCCGAAAAGTTCGGTCCCACAATCCAAAACACGCGCTTCTTGCCGTCCATCACCAATTGGTTCGCAATTGGCTTGGTATAGAACACTTCTGGTAGAAGCTTATCGACGCCGCCCATATAGGATTTTCCCCAACGACGACCGGCGCTGACAACCTTATGGCGACAAGGGTTTTCGGCCACGACAAGCTGACCCCGGTGTGGCCTCCAGTCCACACGCGGATGGTCGAAAATCCTCCACTTGTCCAGTACGACCGTCATTCTCAATCCTGAATTGTGAACGCGCCCAAACGAATTCGACCGCAGCCATCCATTACAGAGACAAACTTCAATTGCCGTGCAAAGAAAGGACTTCCGGCGAAGTTGAGATTACCCGGCAGCGGGTCGAAGACTGCCGGGGTCTCACTCCCAACGGCAGCCACGTTATTTTGTGCTCGGTAGCTAGCACGGTTAACGGCGCTCAATTGGGAAGCCTCCTTTGCTATTTCGTCACCCTGTAGTGGTGACCGTCCCATTATTGCCAGGATCAATGTTCTTAGGTGCCTTAAGGCCCTTGTACTTAGCGTGAACTCTTTGCTCTGCGATTTCCAAGTCAGTGGTGTTATCGTGCTCTCGCACAATAGGATTCACTTTTTGCTTGACGTTGAGCTTCGTAACCTTTGGTGTGGGCATTTTGAATTCCCTTCTGTTTACGGTCTTTTCGACCCTAAGTTCCATTGCCGTAAATTCTGTTGTCGCACAGGCACACTCGTCCCTACCCGCCACCATAGCCTCCCGGCGCGGACACGTCTAGTCATAGTCGAGACGAAAGATCAATCGTCCCAATCAACCTCATCGATCCATGCCGGATTGTCCGTTCCCTCAAGCATTTCCGCTTCTGCGGCAGCCTCATCCATTACCTCTGCAAAGTCGTCAGGCACGATACTGGGATCGAACGACGGCGCAATCAATACCGGAGTAATAATCGCTTCGTCCCTAGATCGAATCAAATCCGAAAGTTCTTTCTTTGGAACATCTTTCGGTGGCTCAACGTCTATCGGCGTCGATTCAACGTCTAACGGCTCTTCGCCGGATTCTATTGCTTCCCTTGAGCTTTCGATAGCCCTTGCTCGACGTGACTCTTCTCGGCTCACTTGAGCGATGCCAGAGAAAACCTCTTCCCACGGCGACTCGAAAGAAACCGAAACTGTTTGTGGCGCTTTGCCTAGGTTGCGGTCTAGAACGTCTTGCGCTGCTCTAAGTGCAATTGCATCATCTACGTTCGGGTCAGTTGCCAAGCGCACCAACGTCTTTGCAGACTCGACAACGCCACTCTTGAGTTCTGCTGTGGCCCTATCGAATATCGCACGCTGAAACGCTTGGATCAATTCGCGTGGTACATTCTTCGGCCTATAGATGCTACCGTTCTTTGTGCGAAACCCACACATAGCAAGTTCTTCGTCGTCCAAGTCGTCTACCGTTATTAGCTTGGCCTTGAACTGCTTATAGCGCGACATACCCTCGCGTTCGGTCAAATCCTCTTCTGTCGCAACCTTATCCAGTGGATGCAATCCCCCGCCGTGCATACTGCAACGTGGGTAGCGGTTGATCGCTTTCCTTGCGCAGTACCGACCCTTGATCTTTTCGTAACACAGAACCTTGCCGTAACTGTCTGTGCGGTAATCCTTTTCGGGCTTATAGTTGGCAAGGTCTTTTGGCCGAAAGTCTCCGCGCAGCTCTAGCGGCACATGCCAACTAAGACAAGGCTTTTCGTGCGTCTGCGTGAAAGTGCCTACCTTGCAACCCAATTCAGGCCGAAACACTTCTGGCCCATCGGGTTTGCCCATAAGCTCTACGGCAGTCCTAGTCATCTAATCATCGCCTAACGTAGGATCGAACCACGGCGGCGGCTCTGAAAAATGCTCATTGACTCTACTTCCCACATACCATAAATGGCGCTTGTAAACCCTGTGATAGCAACGGTATTCCTTGATTTCGCCGTTGTCAAAGGGCAGAGTTTCATACGGTGCCGCGTCGTGACCTGTTGTCCACCAAAGATCCCAGTCCCTAATCTCTGGCCGAAATCTTCCGATCAATTGCCATGCAAGCAAAGGACTTTCGGCTAAACATACATATGGTGGTTTCCACTCTCTACATGAAGAAAGTGATCCAGGGCGCAAACCATAGCGAATTATGTTCTTACGCCTATCGGTTGGCGACCAATGATAGAGCGCAAAATTATTCATTCATCTCAACCCTTCTTCTTTCTGGCTTTTCTTCAAAAGGCAGATAGGACAAAGACTTTCGTGCTTGTTGTCTCTAGGACGTTTGCACCACGCGCAACGCAACGTCGGCC